ACATTGGTGCCGCTCTAACCACCGCTGACCTTTTCTTGGTTGACGATGGTGCTACCGGAACTAACAGAAAGTCGACGCTGGCGAGACTTGTTACTCTCATGGAAAGTGAGATCAACGAACTCGGAAGCACAACTTTTGGTGGACACGTAACTATCGGCTCGAACGGTAGTGGATACAACTTTAAAGTTTTCGGTACGGCTGCTAATGAGTACATTGAGTACGATGCTTCTGAGCACGTTCTAGAGTGGGTTGATTCGACAGGTACTTCTCACCTTAAGATTGGTGGAGATTCCAATGGTGAATACGCAATTGATGTTGTTGCTGGTTCTAATAACAAGAACAAGATCAGAGCGGCTTCTTTCGTGACCTACTCGGATGAAAGACTTAAGAGTGACGTTTCGCCTATGCGCAACGCTCTAGAAACTGTTAATTCTCTCAATGCTGTTAACTTCACGTGGAAAAAAGATGGCTCTAGAGATTTTGGGTTTATGGCTCAAGAACTTAAGAAGTCCATTCCACAGGCTGTTCACGGCAACGAAGAAGGCCTTTTCGGTGTTGATTACGGTCGCTTGACTGCAGTACTTGTTTCTGCAATTCAAGAGCAATCGGCACAGATCAAAGATCTTCAAGCCAAGCTTAACAAGAAGTAATTAATTTACTTTTTCTTGGGAGGGAGGGAGCTTGTCTCCCTCCCTTTTTTTATTTAAAACTATTTACTTTGTGGTTTATAATATGGTTTGGTATCATGACAAAGAAAAAAGATTTAAATAAGATAGCTAGTGTAGAAAAAGCCATAGCAAAGAAATATGGCCATGAAGCAATTGCTAATCCAAAATCATTTTGGACCGACGAAAAAGAAAATGAATATCTAGAGCAAGTAAAAGAATTTTATGGAAAAGAGTCGGCCAGAGAGAAAGTATATAAAGACGGCTTTTTGCTGCCAAAGAATCTAATTACTAAGGAAAATAAAAGAAAGTGCCCAGTTTGTGGAGTTCTTTCTTTTAAACTAAAAGATGATTTATACATGAACAAATTTGATTGCTGCTTCGATTGTTATATTCAATACGTGGAATTTAATGAGGAAAAGTGGCTAGATGGATGGAGACCAGACATTCCCAGCAAGGAGACTAAATAATGGCAACTGTATATGACATAGTAAAAGGAATCAATCAAGCCGCCGCAAACGCTTATGATGGCTCACATGATAAGAGATTTGTTGTTGACGGCGAGGAAAAGCTAGCGGGGCTTAAGCGAGAAGAGGGTTGCCCGATCAACGACTCTAGAGTTATCGATGGCTTTAAAGTGCGCGTACAGGGCCCAAAGCTGATTGTTACTTATCAATCGGAGTTGCCAGCTAGTTCTTTTCACAATACTGATCTTGACACCGAAATTGAACAAACCTATGCAGATATTGTTAAGTTTCTTAAGAAAGAGTATAAAAAAGTAACTGGAGATACACTAGCCCTTACTGCAGATGGCCCATGCGAAACTTTATTGCAAAACATGTCCCGAGTTCGTACATGGTGTCAAGCCAAAAAAGTCTACACTATCGGAGGAATGAAAGATGTAGAAGCCCTGGGAGTTAATTCTCCTGGCGAGTCTGAAGAAAAATTGAGAGCCGCAGTAGAAAACTGGCTCCAAACTGGAAAGCCCAAATACCCTGGAGCAAAGAAACCTAGCAATGTTAAGGCATAATGGGATACAAATTAACAAAGAAGGAAATTCTAAAAGAAGTATTGAAGTGCGGCAAAGACACTCGGTACTTCATAAGAAACTATGCTAAGATCCCCCACCCAGGCCACGGTCTAATTTCATTTAAAACATATGACTATCAAGACGACTTATTAGATGATTTTAATGATTATCGCTTTACTGTAATCCTTAAAGCGCGACAGCTTGGAATCTCAACGATTGTTGCAGCCTATATTGCCTGGATGCTGTTATTCCACCGCGACAAAAATATCCTTGTTGTTGCAACGAAGCTGACAACTGCTGCGAATCTTGTACGAAAGGTTAAGGGAATCATAAAGCATCTTCCTGACTGGCTCAGGATTGCCAGCATTGACATCGATAATAAAAATTCATTTGAACTAAGCAATGGGTCGCAAGTTAAAGCATCATCGACTTCAGGAGATGCTGGTCGTTCAGAGGCTCTATCACTTTTGGTTATTGACGAGGCCGCACACATTGATAACTTAACTGAACTGTGGACTGGTCTTTATCCTACAATTTCTACTGGTGGGCGTTGTATTGCTCTCTCCACCCCAAACGGTGTTGGAGACTGGTTTCACGATACCTACATTAAGGCCGAAGGTGGACAAAATGAATTCTTCCCGATTAAATTAAACTGGGACGTTCACCCCGAAAGAGATCAAGAGTGGTTTGAAACTGAGACAAAAAACATGAGCAAAAGACAGATTGCTCAAGAATATCAATGTAACTTTAATACATCTGGTGAGACAGTTATTGATGGAGAAGACATTCAGTTTCTCAAGAGTAAGATTGCAGATCCAAAATATAGAACAGGGCTAGATAGAAATTATTGGATTTGGGAAGAGTGTCAGCCTGAAAACACTTATCTTTTAGTTGCAGATGTCGCAAGAGGCGACGGTGCTGACTCAAGCACATTCCACATTTTCAAGCTGGAGACTATGGAGATTATTGCAGAATATCAAGGCAAAGTAACTCCAGATCTATTTTCTGAAATAGTTTACAATGCTGGTCGAGAATATGGCAATGCAATGGTTGTGGTTGAAAATAATAATGTTGGGTTTGCTGTGTTGGAAAAATTAACTGAAAAAGCTTATCCAAACCTCTATCACTCATTAAAATCTTCTCATGATTATATTGATCAATATCAGGCAGAAACAAACTCATCTGCAATTGCAGGGTTTACCACTTCTTTGAAAACCAGACCATTAATTGTTGCCAAGTTTGAAGAATATGTAAGAAACAAAATGTTGACTATTTATTCTAAGAGGCTAATTAATGAGTTAGACACATTTATTTGGAGGAATGGTAAACCTGAAGCACAGAGAGGCTATAACGATGACCTAATTATGGCATGCGCGATTGGTTGTTGGGTTAGAGATACCGTGCTTATTGAAAATAAACGAGATATGGAGTATAAAAAAGCGTTTTTAAACTGTATAATGACAAACAAGACCCACATAGACTCCAGAATCCCGGGAATGCAAAAGCCTAGACAGACTGAATTATTTGAAAAGGCTATCGATGAAAAAAAGAAGATGAAAGAACACCTATGGTTACTAAAAGGATAGAATAGATGAATCCCAGCGACAAAGTAAAAAGCACAAAAAACCCAAAAAACCCAGATTCAAATTTATATAGAAGACTAACCAAGCTGTTTTCTGGACCTTTGATTAATTATCGGTCTCAGAACACTAGACAACTGAGGCGAAGAAGGCTTGACAAGTATGCTCAAACCTTTAAAGACGTAGCCGGTCAGAAGTTTGAGAGAATTGGTTATAATCCTTTTGACAATTTCTCTTCTTTTATGATGGGGACTCAATCGCGCCTCCAGCGATATTCAGATTTTGACCAAATGGAATACACACCAGAAATAGCTTCAGCCTTGGACATCTACGCAGACGAGATGACAACTCACACAGGCATAAAAAGAATAGTTGATATTGATTGTCATGATGAAGAAATTAAAGGCATACTAGATACGTTATTTTTTAACGTTTTGAACATTGAATTCAACCTTTTTGGTTGGTGCCGCACAATGTGCAAGTATGGTGATTTTTATCTTTACCTCGATATTGATGCCAATACTGGAATTAAGCAAGTTATTGGCCTCCCTACAGATCAAATTGAGAGGCTGGAGGGTGAAGACAAAACAAATCCAAATTATGTACAATATCAGTGGAACACTGGAGGAGTTACCTTTGAAAATTGGCAGATGGGCCATTTCAGAATCCTTGGGAATGATAAATTTGCTCCCTATGGCACGTCTGTTTTAGACTCTGCGCGAAGAATTTGGCGCCAATTGATTCTTCTAGAAGATGCAATGATGGCATACAGAATCGTACGAGCACCCGAACGCCGCGTTTTTAAGATCGATGTTGGGAACATTCCCCCGCAAGATGTTGAACAATATATGCAGCGCGTTATCACTTCTATGAAGCGAAATCAAGTTGTCGATGCTGACACCGGAAGAGTTGATTTAAGATACAATCCAATGTCTGTCGAGGAAGACTACTTTATTCCAGTTAGAGGCGGTGTAGGCACCGAAATCACGTCATTGCCAGGGGGAACGTACACTGGAGATATTGATGATGTTAAATACCTTAGAGACAAGCTATTTTCTGCCCTTAAAGTTCCAGCTTCCTATCTTTCTCGTGCAGAGGGTGGAGATGAGGACAAAGCAACATTAGCACAAAAAGACATTAGATTTGCTAGAACCATTCAGAGGCTTCAGAGATCTGTCACAACAGAGCTAGAGAAGATTGGAATCATACATCTTTATACTTTAGGCTATCGTGGAGACGATCTGCTCTCATTTAAGTTAAAATTGAACAACCCTTCAAAGATTTCTGAACTTCAAGAGCTAGAGCATTGGAATACTAAATTCAGCGTTGCAGCACAAGCCGCAGAAGGATTCTTTAGTAAGCGCTGGATTGCCAGAAATCTGTTCGATCTTTCCGAGGAAGAGTTCTTGCGGAACCAGAGAGAACTTTACTATGATAAATACTTTTCACAGTCTATAGAAATGTTGGGCCAAGATGCCATGGCAGCAGGAGGTGGCGGCGCCGTAGGCGGCGGTGATCTTGGTGCTCTAGGTGGCGAAGAACTAGCTGCAGATCCGGGTATGGGTGAAGACCTAGGTGCCCCTGCCGATGACGCTGCAGCCGCAGCCCCCGACGCAGGAGCAGAAGCTCCGCCAACCACCCCAGAGGGAGATACTGACACATCTCTCTTAGCCGCACCCGGAAAAAGAGATGATGATACTGCCTGGGTAAAAGCAAAAGTTAGAAAAAATGCATTCGGAGGTGTCGAGCAAACTAAAAGTGCAAAATCAAAAGGCTGGTACAAGCCAGTCGCTGCTGATATGCGCCAGCGGGGAGCAAGAAAGCGAAGTATGAATTCCAGGGACGCCCACGAATTTGCGACTATGCCAAAAAGACAGATAAAAATGAACTTGCCAGACGGTGCTGAAGAACTACTTGGCCTAGGAAAAGGTATTTATGAGTCAAAAGATACTAATTATAAAGACGAAGAAAAAAGGCTTTTTGAAGTTAATCAAGCAGTTAAAGATTTAATAAGCGAGTTGGAGCAAAGAGATAATGTCTAAGCACAATAAAAAAAGAAATACAGCGTTTCTTTACGAAGCCCTTGTTCGTGAAGTTGTCAAACAAACTATTGATAAAAATATAGAAACTCGTAACAAGGCCGTCTCTATATTAAAAGAATCATTCTCTGGTGCAAGTGAGATTGGAAAAGAGTTGAGACTTTTTAAGACTCTTATGGAAACTCGTAATGTGAGCGCCAGAATTGGTGAAAAACTAATTCAAGAGGCCAAAAAAGAATACAAAAAATTAGACGAAAAGAAGATTTTCAACGAGCAGAGCGCACTTATTAAAAAAATTAATAAAGAGATCTCCAAATCAGTCTTTTCAAATTTTGTTCCAAACTATAAAGACATCGCAACTTTATCTCAAATATTTGGAGAAGATGTAACATTAAAACATCGAGTCATGTTAGAAGAAAAAGTTTTATCTAAAATGTCTCTAAGGGACAACTCCAAAAAGAAGAATGATAAAATTAATAATTTAGTTGTCAATAAATTTATTGACCGTTTTAATACTCAATACAATAAAACCTTGTCAGAGAATCAAAAAACTCTACTAAACAAGTATATCCTTTCATTTATGGACAATGGAACTGATTTAAAAGTATACTTGAATGAGGAAATCTACAGGCTTAAAGCTGCAGTTAGTGATTCATTTGACACAAAAGAACTACAAAAAGACCAAAGCATGTCTGAAAAGATGACAAAGGTGCAAGAGCTTTTAGAGTCATTTCGAAATCAAAATATTGATAAAGATATGCTACAATCTATTTTGAAGATTCAATTGCTGGTTAAAGAGGTACAGAGTTAAATGGCTGATTTTAATGTTAGGATAGTTGATAGCAAGGGGTCTGTGCAGGACGTCCCTCCTCCCACGGTGGCATCTTTTAAAGTTACCGTTGAAAATCCAATTGCAGCCAAAGTTAATTTGAAGGCTAGAAAAACACTAGATGGCAATATCTTAATCGTTGACCATCCAGAGATTGATATTGTTTTGTCCCCCTCGCAGAACAAAGTGTTGGC